ATGCAGGTAATCACACATATAAAAAGCTTACACAGAAAGCCTAATCGGTTTCATCTACAGAGGTTCCTGTGGTAACCACAGTGGGGCATTCCCTCCCCTGGATCTTGATAATGAACTCATCCTCTGCGCAGTCGGGAACATTCTCGGCATGACCGAACTTGGCGTGGAAGGCGGCTACGGTCCCCCCCGATACGTTGGGTGACTCCTGCTGGAGGCGCTCATACTCGGTAAGAGCCCACTCCGAGAGGGCGTCGGCGGGCTTGCGGTCCTCCCTCCCCATCCCCATCTGGAGGGTCATATAACGGTAGAAGGAACCAAACTGCTTTGCGACTGCGCCGTGATCGGCTGCCTTCTCCTCGGCATTATAAAACTTCTTTACGGACTGGATAAGTGTAGCTACCATACCAATGCCGCCGATGGTGTAGGTGACTGGTGGTGAGCTCAAATCGGCGGTGGCCACTGCGGCAGTACTGGCGATGGTCGTGAGGAGGATACCCCACATGGAGAGCTTATCGGCAAACCCCTTCCAGTTCCCTGCGTCCTTGGAGTGGATCCACCGCAGACCCGCGGCCTTCTCCCCCCATGCCTTCATAAGCTCTTCCATGTGGTCTGACCATGATGAGGCATTCTGCATCTTCCGCAGTGCTCCCATGTTCGCCGCCGCAAGTGCTGCCTGCTGATCAGTGTTCATTGCTTCCCCCATTCTAAATATTATTAATGTTACTTCTTTAAGCCATTACGTGTATGGTTTTATCTTATGTTAATTACTGATTAACAACCAATCATGTTTCCCCGCAACCTCCGCTACCTCACCCCGGTGATGTACGACCGCGTTGCCAAGCTGATGATGGGGAAGACCCTGAACCTCAGTACATATAAAGACTCTATCAATCTCATCGCGGTTACCCGCAACGAACAGAAGTTTACGGATATTTTGAAGAAGGTGGAGAAGATTCTTCTTTCAAAATATTCGAAGTTTAATTTTTTCATCGAAAACGTCCCGTCCAGGGGCGTCTCTTGTCAGACGGACGAGATGGTCCCGATTGGCTATGACAGCATTCGCGACACTCTGCGGCAATTCGGCAAGCTGGGAGGTGACATCCTCCTCGTCCAGGGCAAGGTCTACGCACAATTCAAGAACACCGGGGACAGCGAGCGCACCCACAAGCTCCTCAACAATATGAAAATGGGGAACAATATTATTAGGACTTCGTGTCAGTAATAAATCGATATTTTTTCCAACCAACGTGTCCTGTAGTAATCATGTTTACTAATTGTATTAACATGTTCTGCATATTGAAAGAATTTTTGTATGGGATTTTATGTTATCCTCCAACCCGATGGGATAAGGACATAGAATCACAGGAAGAATTTGTTGTATTATAGAAGTATGATATATGAGTATTTAAGAATATTTATGTTTTTATATAATTTACAATATATGATTTTGTTCAATTGGATAATAATAAACAGAAAACGCCCAGTAAGAATAGAAGGATAAGATAATTACATTCTGTTTTATCGTGTTTTAAAAGACTTACCAGTTTGTTTTCAGCCCTGGTGATAACCTTAGTCGGGTGCCGGGCGGCGGGCCTGGCTGGCGCGACTGTCCCGGTTGGCCCTGACCGGGGGATAATGGGTGTTGGAGTAATTGTTTCCATATCTTCACCAAAGGGAGCGTAGGCCACTACCATTTATAGTACTTAGATATTTATTTCTGTTTTATCTGTCTTCTTCTTTCGCCCCCTCCGCTTGGGGGCTGGCTTAAGTTGTAAATCTTTTACATCTCCCTCTGAAATAACTGAAACTATATCCGAGATATCCTCAGCGGCGTCATAGTCAACCGCGGGTCCCTGGTCAATATCCCCGTTGAATGTATTTACAGGCGGGGGTGGTACCTGGAATCCACCGAGCTGCCCCATCATTGCCCCCAGATCAAGACCAGGTCCCTGCATTTCCCGTCGTCCGCCTGGGTTATCGGTGGGGGGTGCCCTGTTAGGGTTCCCTGCGCCCATGGTACTCTGAACCGCGGACATCATGTTGGCCATAAGGTCTGGGTTCTGTTTCATGACATCATTTACATTGGGCACCAGGCTCTTGAACATGCTATTACTCAGGTGGAACATCATTCCCGACCCTCCCACCATCATAATAAGCTTAACTTCAGGCGGTACATTCACAGACGACCTATATTTGATGAAAAGTTCTTCAAACACCTCATCATAATCTTCCACATTTTCCATCATGGTCTCTGACCATCCCTCCAATTTAAGGTCAAATGGGTCATAACGCTTATTCATAAACTCCATTCCAGTGATCAGGGCGACAAGCATTCGTCTGGAGAATTTAACAGACTGATCCACCTCCACGCTGTACTTAATTCTTTTTATCTCAGACCGTAATTCGTCTATATCCGAATACATCGTGAGTTTGGCATTTACCCTAAGTCCCTTCTTCTGTGAAAATCTCTGCAGCTTGTTAAGAATATCGGCCTTCTCATCATCAATTGACTTAAACCCAGGAGATGGCTGCTGTGCCTCGTCTTCGTAAAACCCTCCCTCTGGCGCCCTGGGTTCATATACATCTTCTTCCCCATGGTCAACAACTTCATCCTCGCGGTGTGGCTGGCGTTTCTCCTGTCTGCTTTTTTCAGGGTTCATAAATGCATTGGGTATCTCCACATTTTCGTCATCATCGCCATCATCCCCAGGACGCTGATTTCTTCTTGTTTTCAGGGGTCTGCGATCAATTTCAATTTCATCCAATAAAGCCTGTTCGTCATCCTCCAGATTCATCGCGTTATCACCTTTCTCGAATATAAAGTCGGACATTCTACTTTATTATTAGAAAGAATTGTTTAACCTTTTACGCAATGTTAAAATATTTTATATTCATATATTAAATAAGATGAAACTTTGCCAGGAGAAAATGTTACTTGGTGTTCTGGTGGTCGCGGCACTTTACTGTATCTCGCGCAATTCCAGCATGTCGTACTACGCCCTGAGCCCTGGGCCTGTTGGGACAAATGACCCCAATGACCCCACTGTAAAGCAGCTGCTTGACATGAAGTACGGTCTGGAGTGTGTTCCAGGTAAGGCTAACAGCATGGACGCCGGGTATTACTCCAAGGGTCTCCTCCCAGGAGGTATCTGCGGTGGTCAGGCGTATGTCAACAAATTAATGCATGGTTACAAAATCAACTCGGGTATAGGCGATCGGGTTTTGGGCGAGTAAATAAATTATCCCATAATTATAAATGGATCCTCCTAATTGTGACACTGAAACATTTACATTACATACAACTTCTAATAATTTTGCCACTGGCTCCAACTGCGAATATGTATGCAATCTCAATGTTCCCCTGAAGGATGTGGTAGAGGCACAAATTGTGACTGCAAGCATAGCAAACATAACATCTAATGTTGTATACGTTGGGGTTACCGAACTCGACAGCAACTTCACCGACTATCTCACCCCAGCAGCAGCAGGAACCAGTGCAGCTGGAAATCTCAGGAGATCTGTCGCCGCATTTTACAGGGAAAATGATGCCTTGGGCGCCATAACACGCCCCAGAATAATATTCTATAACAGATACCCCATCAGGGTTCCCTTTATCTATCCCATACAACGGTTGGAAAAACTGTCCATCACCCTGTATGACGAGGTGGGAAATGTACTCGCAGATGGGGACTCAGCAAACTTCATCACGTTCCGTTTTGTGTGTAATAGAAAAAACTTATGTTAATAATAGTAATGTCTGGTGGCGTATCCATTCTTGTAGCGTTGGGGAAGCAGGATGAGGTTTTAACGGACAATCCCCAAATTTCATTTTTCAGAACAAATTATAAAAGGCACGTCAATTTTTCACAGGCGTTGCTTTCACAGGTTATTGAAGGTAATCCCCAGAAATCAGCGATTTCTACAATAACTTTTACTAAAAAGGGAGATCTTCTGAGTTATATTTTTCTAACCAAAAAGGTCGGAGGTGTTTTACAGCCAAGTATTACATCCGAGGATATTGAAAAGGTTGAATTTCTAATTGGTGGACAGGTAATTGATTCACTTACCACAGACCAATTGGTTTCCCTTAGGAATATGAATTCTAAATATCCACAGTCATTCAGGGGGAGTGAGGATGCTGGGGGGTATCTCGGATTTCTCAACACCTACCATTATCCATTGGGATTTTGGTTCTGTGAACACTGGCAAAGTGCCATCCCACTGGTTTCCCTCCAGTACCACGATGTTCAGGTACGAATCACATGGGCGAAGGATTATGCCGATGACACGACCTTCTTTGAGGCGTGGGCAAATTACATCTACCTGGACACCAACGAACGGAACCATTTCGCAAACTCCGATAGGAATGATATTCTCATGTACCAACACAGTGAAGCAGAATTAAGTGGGACCACACAACTAAATCTCCCATTTAACAACCCCGTCATATTCCTATTTGGAAAGGTGGGGACTACGGACATATTTGGGACAGCCCACCCCAATGTTTCTGATAAACTTTCCTTACGAATCAATGGAGTAGATATTGTCGATAAAAAGGAAGTCGTGCCACACTACACGATAATTCCAGTACAATACCATACCCAGTATGGTAAGTGGAATACATCAAGCCCAGTTCTGGGTGTCACAAGTGTAACAGGTGGAACAGGTTATGTTACATCAGTAACAGTAACGACGGAACTTGCCACAAATGTAAATTTCTTATATCCCTTCTGTCTGAACTGTTCACAGCTTCAGCCCAGTGGCTCATGTAATTTCAGTCGAATAGATGGGGCGTACCTCATAACGGATAACCCAATTGTTAAACCAATATACGGAAGAAATTACAACATATTGAGGATAGAGGATGGGATGGGGGGATTAATGTTTTCTGTGTAATATAGTAACATGAAGCTTGCGTACTGTGCCGCCCTATTATGTATGGTTTTTGTACTCATGTATAAACCCCAAAAGGAGAAATTTACCCAGGCTCCCATCAAGCCCCCAAAAACTCCCTCGACTAACCAGGACGAGGTTACCATAACCCAGGAGAAGGACAATTGCTGTTCTAACCTGGACTACATGGCCAACAACTATAGACAGTGCAGAAATGTACACTACGAAGGAATTCAGTTTGCTAACCCAGACTATGGTTGCCCAGAAAAGGTCCCAGAAACATATTTGGGTGCGATAATAGGTAATTAAACAAATGGAATGATATCCCAGTAGTGTGTGATGGATAATCAGCAGATGTATGTTATTGCTGTTTCGTGCGTGTGTCTTTTAATTTGTTATTATCTATACAGAGAAATCAATAAGACCAAGGTAGACGTGGGTGACCTTAAAATGTTTTCAAACAACCTCGCAGCCTTCCTCGAGCGCCCTCCCCCAGAGCAGGTGGAGAAGGAGAAGGAGAAGGAGAAGCCAAATGAGATTGTGGCTACTGAGTCAAAAAAGGATGATTAAAGTATTTATTTATCGTAGTATGAGGTCAGAAGAAAGACACAAATGTGTAATCCTTCCCATAATAACACAGAAGGGGTGCCCGTCCAAGATATTAACCGTCCGTGATAGACGTTTTAAGGAGTGGACGTTTATCACAGGGGGGTGTAGAAAAAGAGAAATAAGCGATCCCATCAAATGTGCCATGAGGGAGTTGGATGAAGAAACCAGGGGGACATTCGTCGTACATAAGGATATTTACAAATATTTCCAGTTCAAAACAAAAATTCGTTCACCCGAAGAACTCGATAGGGACACAAAGGAAAACATAGAGGTTACCTGTGTTTACCACGTGTACATATTTGTTATGGATGTAACACCAACCCAGCAGAGACTTGTAGTCAAGAACTTTGAAAAGGAAAAGGACATCATGGATGCACGCAAAAGAAACAAACAGCCAATTAAAAAATCAAATGATGAAAATGATTATATATCATTTGATACATTTGACGAATTCATGAACAAAAGGATTTGGCCATTCATTCATCAACATGTGATCCTACACCCAGAATTTGAGGCAATTTTACAGACTTTTTTTACCAGGGACTGTAAAGGGGATGGTGGCGAACTACAGGAACAAACTGTATCTCATTAATAAAATTATTCGGATAGAGGGGGGCGATGGTGATGATGAAGATACCAAGGCAGAATTGGCGGAATTAACCATCATAGAACTTTTAAAAAGGATTGAAAGCCTAAAAACCCGCGAAATGGATTCCAGCTTATGGACCATGGTTGGTGGGAATTAAAGAAAAAAAAACTAATTATAGTAAGTATGGATTTAAAAATCACATTCCCTCCCAAAAAGGGAAAGGGTCCCACCCACACCTTTATGGACGGGGGGACCCTACACGTTCCACGTGACAAATTTTCTTCGTTTGCTGGGTTATACCTATGTGGTGTAAGGGCGAAAAATCACAAAATTTGTCTAGTGGAGAGATGTAATCCCCAGGGATTTAACTTCTTTGTGGATTTGGATTATAAAAACTCCCATGAATTAAATGAGGAGGATGTTGAGAGAATATCACTCCAAATACACGATATCCTGAATATTGGGCAGTGTATAGTGCTTGTATCCGAACCCAGGAAAATAGACGGGGGTCTATACAAATCAGGAATTCATATTGTATGGTCTCAGCATGTTGTCAATAGACAAAAGGCCATGGAATATAGAGAGAAATTGATTTTGGCCATGGGGAAGGAGTGGGAAACCGTTATTGACCCAGCGGTATACAGGGGGGGGCTCCGGTTACCCTGGTCTATGAAATTTCAAAACGGTACATATGAAAAACCCTACCTTCCCCTGCATTTAATAGACACCCAGGGTAGGGTTATTCCCACTGACTTTCTTCCCAGTGAAGAAAGTTTAAAAATGTCCAGCATCCAGACGATTACATCAACCAGGGAAGGGTGGTTTGATAAATCACAAATGGAAACTGAGGTTGATAATCCAGGTTTATGTAGGCACATTCAGGGATATATAAACTGTAATATTCCTGGACAGAAAAACGTACAAATCAAAAATCTATGGAAACAGGGAAATACGGGGTATTACCTTGTTAACACAAACTCACGATATTGTGAGAACAAGGGGGGAATTCATAAATCCAATCATGTATATTTTGTAATTGACCCTGGGGGGAAGATGTATCAGAAGTGTTTCTGTACGTGTGACCATATTGAAAGGAAAAAGGGAGTATGCAGTAAGTTTAGGGGTTCACCCTATAGATTACCAGGCACAATGTATAAGGAACTTTTTCCATGCCTATTGTAGAGTAATGATTGTTATACTATTGTTGTTTTGTTTAGTACTTTATATCGCTATAAGAGATCCCATCTGGGTGAATAATTTTCCAGACATTCATAAAATTCAAAAAGAAATTCATCAATATTCTGGACTAAACAAGTCTCTTTATATGTTATATTTGGATGAAATGGACAAAGTAATGGGAGATATCGGAGACACCCAGGTGGCGGCAGGATCGCTTTACACCGCCCTGGAACACATGCGATCCGCGGGGCTAAATGTACCCGGTGGGGACTCTGAAATACCAGATATAATAAACAAACTATGTGATGAATTGGGGAAAGCCACAGAAAAATACATAATGAAATATGCTCTTCAAAATGGTAATAGATTTAACCCACGGTACTTAAACGATATGTTTATTAATATAAAAGAATGAGCACAACGAGGTCTGGGCGCAAAATAAAGGCACCAGAGCGATGGGAGCCCCAGGAGGACGTTGTTGACGACTACAAACCTGACGAATATAATACCGATGACGACGAGGGGTCTGTTTCGGATATATCCAGGTCAGATGATGGTAGTGAACATGACTCAGATGAAGACTTTATTGTTAAGGACGATGGTCCTGTTGCCGACTCGGATTATGAGGAGTCATCGGATGAATCGGAACCAAGTGATGTTGACTATGATGATGAAAGTGAGTAAAATATACCATACAATAAACTCTTTATCAATATATGGATGCTGATGTCTCTCAGATATTTGACGCGGGTGTTCCACTCCCACCCCCATCACCTATCATCCCCATAGAGCAGGGAGATGGTATGGTAGAAGAGCCAGCTTGTTCCATGATTGAAGATATAATGGAACCCCACCATCCCCCAGCGCCCCAGGAGGAATATTCCCATTATCCCCCCCAACAGTGGATGATGCCACAGGAGCCACAGGCACCACCCCCACCACCAGCGGTGTGGGATCCATTCTCTACTATAGGTTCTACAGCGTGGGTTGCACTTGGTGTAGCATTTATAATAGGATTTATAATTGGAAAAATGAGATAAAGACACGCTCTACACCCCCGACTTTGACCCAAAATTCACATCCTCCACCCCATCCCAGGGAGGGGT